CTTAACGGCTACCTTGAAGTAAAGACAAGCCCCTACTAATTATTCAGGCCAGAATGAATTAGCTTGGCTACCTTGCTAAAAAGACTCAAGCCCCGCAAAGGAGAACAAATATGTCAGAAGTAGAAAATTTAGAAGAACCAACAGCTAATCCCTATAATGCTAAGAAGTCTTGGCATACGCCAGACAGACCTAAGACGGATGATGCTGATTCTCTTTTTTATGCTCCTCAAGCACAGGCTACCCCCGAACAAAACGAGGCCCCTGAAGAAGAAGCACAACCTAAAAAGAGAACTAACTATAAAAAGCGTTATGATGATTTAAAGAAACATTATGATGACAGGGTTTCTCAATTTAAACAACGAGAAGAAGAACTAGAGGCTCAAGCTAGGACAGCACAGCCCATGTATGAAGCTCCTAAATCTATAGAAGATTTAGAAAAGTTTAAAGAAGAATACCCTGACTTGTATGATACAGTCGAATCTGTAGCACATTTAAGAAGTGAAGAGCAAGTAGGAGAGTTACGTAATCAATTATCAGCAATTCAACAACGAGAAGCTGAAATAATGAAACGCGAAGCTGAAACTACATTGCGTGAACGTCATCCTGATTTCGAAGATATTAGAGGTGATGAGCAGTTTCACGAATGGGCTTCAGAACAACCTGAACAAATACAAGATTGGATTTATAATAATCCTGATAATGTTGCTTTAGCATCTAAAGCTATAGATCTTTATAAGTTAGAAACTGGTACTCAACCTACTCCGACAAAGCGTTCTCCAAAACGTCAGCCTGTAACTAGGGAATCAGCAGCAGATATAGTATCTACTAAGACTACTAATATTGATTCTGCTCAACCTAAGATATGGACTGAAAGGGAAATTGCTGCTATGTCTATAGACCAGTTTGATAAATTTGAAGATGAAATTAATCAAGCCATGTCTGAAGGCAGAGTAGTTAAAAATTAACTATGTCTTTTTAATGGAGAAGTAATATGGCTTATAATCAATCAGATCAATTTTTTGAACCAAGTACAGATACCAATGCAAACTTTGCTAACTCTGTAAGTGGTCAAACTAATTCATTTTTCTTACCTGCTGTCTATTCAAAGAAAGTACTAAACTTTTTTAGGAAATCTTCAGTAGCAGAAGCAATCACTAATACTGATTACGCTGGTGAGATTTCTGCTTTCGGTGATAGTGTAAAGATTATCAAAGAACCAGAAATCACAGTCTATCAGTATGAAAGAGGAGCAGACGTAACAGCTACTAAGCTTACTGACCAAGAACTTACTTTGGTCGTAGATACAGCTAACGCTTTTAAGTTTATCGTAGATGACATTGAATCAAATATGTCACACGTAAACTGGCGTGAGACTGCTGCATCTTCTGCTGCATACTCACTCAAGGACGCTTTTGATGAAGGCGTAATTGCAACGATGTTTGCTGGTGTATCAGCAGCTAGTCCTAACCATATTCTTGGTTCTGACAGTGCTACTGATCTTGCTGCTGGAACCTTTGACGGTACTGGTAACTTGGATATTGGTTTTGCATCAGGTGAGCATGACCCAATTGATGTATTGTCTCATATGGCAAGATTGCTAGACGAGCAGAACGTACCTGAAGAAGGTCGTTGGTTCCTAGCTAATCCTGAGTTCTATGAAGTTCTTGTACAAAGTTCTTCTAAACTCTTGTCAGTAGACTACAACGCTGGTCAAGGCTCAATCCGTAATGGATTGGTAAGCTCTGGTAAGCTACGTGGATTTGACATGTACAAGACTAACAACATTGCCTCAACGACTAATGCTGCGGGTAAAGTTCTTGCTGGTCACATGTCTTCTACAGCTACTGCTCAGACAATTACGAGTACAGAAGTTATTCGTGATCCTGATAGCTTTGGTGACATTGTACGTGGACTTCATGTTTATGGAGGAAAAGTACTACGTGGAGAAGCCCTAGTTTCTGCCTTCTACGGTATTGACTAGAACTTAAATTAGGTACGGGGGCTTAACGGCCCCCAAGCCTTTTACATAGGAGATTGATAAAGTGCCTCAACTTGGAACAGATGAAAAACCGTTTGTTATGAGTACTGGAACGATAGCCAGTAAAGAAAGTCGCTTTCGTAAAAAGTTTGATAAAAAAGCATATGATTTTAATTATGATAGAATATTTAATAAAGGCTCTAAAGATAAGAAAGCAATTAGAGAATATAACTCTGAACTAGAAGCTTGTAGAGCTAAGAGTAAAACATTTTCAATGGATCAGGAGTAGACATTATGCCAATGGGAAAAGGAACATACGGATCACAAAAAGGAAGACCACCTGAAAAAGATGAAATGAAAAGAAAAAAGAAAGGACATGGAGGCATGGAGCGTTCTATGTATTATGGTGGTAGTGAAGTAGCAAGACCTAATTAATGAAAGTGTCTGCACCTAAAGGCTACCATTGGATGAAACAATCTAAAGGCGGCTATAAACTAATGAAGCACACTGGTAAGTTTACACCACATAAAGGTGCAAGTCTTACTGCTAACTTTGACGTACAAAAGGTTCATAAAAAGTAATGGCTACATTTCTTAATCTAACAAACGAACTGCTGCGTGAAATGAACGAAGTTGAATTAACTTCTTCTAACTTTGGATCTGCTGTAGGTATTCAGCAACACGCAAAAGATTCTATTAACAGAGGTTATCTTGATATAGTTAACGAAGAACCTCAGTGGCCTTTTCTTGCAGCGGCTGAAAGTGGAGCTACTGATCCTATGTACGGTAATGTCTATGTAGAAACTGTAGCTAACCAGCGTTGGTACGAGCTTAAAGAATCTAGTTCTAGCTTAGTAAATGACTATGGTTATGTAGATTGGGATAATTTTCTTTTATCTACAGTAGGAGTAAGTGGAGAATCTTCTCCTTATACTATTAAAAATCTAGGATTTGTAACTACAGAAGCTTGGAAAGATTACTTTAGAATAGGTGAAAACAAAGATGATGCTGAAGATGCTAATGGAGCAACTCCTGCTAGAGTAACACGTAGTCCTGATGGACGTAAGTTTGGATTAAGTCCCATACCAGATAAAGTATATCGTATTTGGTTTTATGCTTTTGATTTACCTACTGAGTTATCTGCACATGGAGATACTACAGTATTCCCTAACATTTATAATTCTGTACTAATGGCAAGAGCTAGATATTATTTGCACCAGTTTAAAGAAAATCCTCA